CTCATCATGCTCTGCTTAGACTCTCCCACGGGCCATGTATGGTCCCGTACACCGCTTAATAGGGTGTACACCACCGAGGCTTGATGCAGACGGCCTTCGGACGTCCAGAACGTTCGAGGTGCTTCTCATCATGACTCTCGGGGGCTGCCCAAGAGCTCGCAAGTCCGTTAAGACTTACTTTGACGGGCTCACGCGAGGCGTTATAGTCGGTGACATGACTGTCACCTTGCCTTGCAACGCGAGTCTCCATCTGAAGGAAACACTTCAGAAGGGCACCATACCCATCAAGTTCATCGCTTGGTGGTTTGGCCTCTACTTTATAACCCTTAACTAGAGGGTTGTAGAGATTAGGATGGTGCTTCTCGGGCTGATAACCCAAGGAGCATATCCTGCCCAACACAGGAGACGTTGGCTCCACATTCGGAAAGTGACGAATCACCTTCCTTATGCGATTATCCAACCACCCCGCGGTTTTCCAGTAACCACTCATATAGAGTTGGTTCCGGAGCGCCACGGTGGCGATGACTCCTGTAGCGTCTGCATTATCGGTCGGAATAGGCTGACGGATACGGACAATAGATACGTCCTCACCGCCATAATATTCCTTCCCACAAGACTCCCTGAACTTTCCAGTCCAGAAGCTCTTGTGGCGGCCAACTTTTGCACCAAAGTGCTCGAGAGCCGCAATAATGTGATGCACATGGTCCACGGGGACAATCAAGTCGTCCCCGTAGACACGTACCGTGCGCGCGAGATTATGCAAATCTCGACGCGTAAGGGACTTGTTGAGCGACCGTTGGATCCCGACAAAGATGAGGGTCGTAAAGACCATCGCCTCAACCGGGAAACACAGCGCTGAACCCATAGACGCGTACTTAGCGAGTTCGATAGTTTCATCGAACTCCTGTACGTACGCCCGCTTAGAACGAGTAGCATCGAAAGCCATTGTCAAACTAGGCCAACGGTGCATCATCGCTCGGACGAGCAGATTGGAGACACGATCGGAGGCTTCACTCAAATCGAGTGTCGCGGTTCGGGTATCAATCGAACCCTTTCGAGCCATCTCCTGATTAGGAGTTTGGTCACGAAAGCCGATCACTTTTGGGAGGAAGTTATCCCTCTCAAAATGTCCCATAAAAGAGCGCTTAAGAGCTTGCTGTGTATATTGCATACACGTAGGCTCTACAGCGATAATACGGGGCGTCTTCAACGTCTTAGGAACCGGAATAACCTTAACAGGCATTTCGGCACCAGGTTCAAGGATGGACACCTGATCCAACTCGCTTGAGTAACGAGCGTTAGGAATCAGGTACTCGTAGGAAGGTAGAACTCCCTCGAGTCGTCTAGTCCAGGTTTTATTGCGGTACTTTCCATTACTGGAAAGCTTATCCGCAACAGCGCCTGGACCATGCTGTGGTATCAGATCCCCATAATGGACATCTCTATCCATTTTGGTAAAGATCTTCTCATACAGCAGGTCAGACATTTGCTGAAACTCAGTCAGATCCCTACGACTGAGACGGCTGTCTGAACGACGGACATCCTGTTCACACTCGATAAATTCTCGCATCGCTTGCCTCACCCGCGCCTTTGAGCACGGGAGGGCAATCTTCGCTTCAAACAGCGTTAGCTGTCTAATAGCGGAGACTGACTCGATGCAGTAATCTTCGAGCAACAAGCCACTACACCGATCGAACACTCGATCCAGGAAACCTCCGAGAAATCGGGGGAGACCTTTCCAGCCTCGAAAGGCTGGGATGGGATCAACAAACCCTTGATCAAGCCATTTCTCAAATGACTTGCCAAAGGCCGGGAGAGTAATCGTCAAGAACGATACCCCCTCGTGTTCGAATCGCCTGCTGGCGGTATTAACGTCAGCAGTGGCACTCGTGCAGCATCGGGTTGCGGCTTCCGCCGCAACCTGGGACCAGAGTGACATCAGGCTTTTCATCGACCCCTCCTTTCACAGGAAGGTAATCGAATCCATAGCCTGGTGCGTCCAACAATGCAGCTTCACGGTCTTATCAACCGTGCTCCGCTGCACTGACCACAGGACTGCCTACCGGCAGGTTCTTCCAGATTCCCCTTATAAGACTAATTGCCCGATACTATCCGGGCAACAATCTCATTTAGGGAGAAATGGACGAGGTCTAGGATCACAACTACTATTAGGACGACTTTATAGTCAACCCTCAAGTAGAGAGTGAGTCCTTCGTCCTCATCCATCTGGAATGAACTAGGTCGAACGCGAGAAAGATCAGGTTCTGAGTCTTCCGACTCATGGCCAATCCAACCCTCGTCCGACAGATCCTTACGACTCACCACCAAGAAGTTTGGTGATGATCGCATCCGTACTGGCGGTATATAGGGTCTTAAACCCCGTATAGATCGCCAGGATCTCGGTCGCCGTGTAGCCAACCGGAGGCAGATCGAACACCATGTAATGACTCATGGAGTTCTTCACGTTCTCCGCAGGCTTAAACGGATCGGCCGAGACCTTGGAATGGTTGACCCTCAACACGTGCCTGTTTCTCCGCCCACTGTCGTGGGCGGCAGACACCTGAATGAGGCCATCCGATGACGAGTACACCGTCTCATCGTCCCGCATAAATGTCCGCGGGAGGGAAGACGTTGTCCCCGAAATCGTGATGGACAATGGATCAGTAAACGCCACAGGCATCACTCCTAGGATCCAGGTCTTGGATCCCTTTCGGCATTGGCAAACATACGGTTCCCACTAACGACTTCGGGTCAAACCCAAAGCCGCAGTGATGGACAATTGGCGGGGTGTCATCCCCGACCAGTCAAGTCCGAACCCAAATGGTGACGACACCACTCGTTGCTTAGTTTCCACCCAAGCATCGATAGGTGTCGGGCGGTCCAACTTCGGGAAGGCTGTTTTAAACCTCCCCGGACCGTCACTATAGTATCGCTCACGTACGGAGCTATGCTCCATTACGTAACCGTACTTCATCACCAAGCCATCGGTGGCCCAGTCGGAGTAGTTAGACAACACATCTCCGACATTGGAAAACCAGTCGACAGCCCAAGACCAGGGAGCGGCGTTCCACAAAACCTCAGGGGTTAGATCGAGACCCAATAGGGTCCTGACCTTCGCCCCGAGGGCCACAAGCCGATTCCGACTATTAAAGTCGGATGGCAAGTGGTATGTGAAAGCTCCGGAAAACCATACCTGACGGTAGG